CTAAACTTCATGCAAAACATGTACCTTTGCATACACGCCGTTCTTTACTGCAAACTGTTCCAATGTCTTTTGTCTATATTCTGTTAATGTAAAAAAATGAACCACTGGAACTTTACCATTATACTTCTTACTATAATATATAGTAAACTCTCCGTATCTTTTCATTTTCTCACTATTCACATTCATCATCTGCGTCCGATCTATTTCAACAGCATTTAAAATCCCTTCTTCATCTCGGAATTTCACGTCTGGAATAATTGTCTTCTTTTTATCATCTATTTTATAACGTATAGGTGTTTCTATCTGCCAGTCATCCGGACAAAACAGATAGAGCCACGCTTCATTTCTCATAAGGCTGTGTGCTAATCGAATTGTTGGTACTATTTTTTCTGTATCATCGAATAGTGCGCGCCCTTTTTTATTTAAGTAATATACATATTCTTTTTTGTACACAGTACTGTTAACAAATGTGCCTAAATCCTTTAATATACGGTTTGCATTTCTTATACCACCTAAATCATGGATAGCCATTAAATGCCTACGTGTAGCAAATTTCAGCTTTCTAATCGAGGTCAGAATCATCATCTGACGATTCAATTTGATGTGTGTTTGTATTTTCATATTTCTCCACCTCATATTGTTTTAGTACATTCCACATCATTTCATTAGAAATAAAAGGTACTTGAATTTCTGTTAACCTATCCGTTTTAAACAAAGCGCGTCCAGGTATACTTTTAATCGATTCCAATCCACATTCATCTATAACTACTTGAGAAGCCGTTTGTGTCGGTAATCTAAAACCAAGCTTTGCATCTGAATTTTGTTTAACTTGTCGTGGTAATGTATCTCCAGTCGGATATTGTGTACAAAAAATCAACCTGAAGCCAAGCGCCCCACCAATCCTTGCTATATAAGAAAGCATTCTCTGACAAGCCACTAATAATTTTTGCTGCTCTTTCCCCATACTTTTATCAGGACAAAGTTCAGCCCCTTCATCAACTATAATGAAATGACGTTCTTTTATATTTGTTTCTACAACGTTTGTATAATGTTTTTCCTTCATATAGAACATTTTCTCTTCCATTTTCTTAAGAATGGTATTTAAAACTTGAAATGCTTGAATTGGCTTTTCTGCTATCGACTCAACTTGTTGTAAATTTTGATATGGTCCGAATTCTAAACCGCCTTTTAAATCGACGATATATAAATGCGTATGATCTGGTTGTGCTGTAATAAGAGATGTCATTACATTCTTTAAAAATACGGTTTTCCCCATACGTGTTAAACCACCTAAAGTCATGTGTGGTGTTTTATCAAAATCATGATAAATTATTTCTTCTAGGCTTTTCCCTATAGGCACAAGCCATTTTCCTTGTTCAACTAATGTTTTTGACCATCCCCACTTGTTAGGTATGTCTTTATGAAATACTCGAATACTTAATTTATAGTTATCATAATGAATCCGAACGGGTTTATTTAACCCCTCACTTACAACATCCTCGACTTTCTGAATAATTTTACTCGGCATACCTACAGGTAATGTGTAAACATATGTTGTACTACGATCATCATCAACGTGATTTTGAAACTTGGGATAATGTAGCTTATCTTCTCTTTTAATTGCGATTCCACTCACCTCAAAAAAGACTCGAATCTTCTTTTTATCAACATCTTTTCGTTTGAATTTATCACTTACCAATGCATATGTTAATGCTGCTGTAGGAACCATTAGTAACTCCAACATAAACATTTCCCCCTTAGATATCCTATAAGGATATCATTGCACTCTTTTGGAATATAACGGGACAGGCATTTTCTTATACCTTGCCTGCTGTCCTGACCTTCCACATTATATTCCTTCATAGAAACATAACTAGAACATAACGTAGAAGATATAAGAACGAGCCTGTGAGCGTTGTGTACAAAGTGATACGTGGAAGCCAACGTGGAACACTCTTCCCCATTTTCTCTGCTGTCTTCATTGCAACTACTGACAAACCTGTTGCCGTCCAAATAACTACCGCTTCTCCTACAAGTGTCATGATTATTCCTCCTCTTCCTTTTCACGAAAGGCAATACCTTTTCTTGTAAGGACCACATCATAACAATCCATTAGAATTTCCCAGTTTAAAACATCTTCTTCCTCACCATATAGATCTTCTTCTAATACCTGCGACAAACTGAAATATCCTTTATATTCTTTTCGATCATAAACTTCATGGTTTTTCATGTGATTTAAAATTGATTCCGTCTCTGCTCTCGATCTTGATTCATTGTACATTGACCTTAATTCTTTTGAAGGATGTAAATATGAAGTTGTGTTTAAGTGATTATACTGCCAACGCATTTAACCCTCTCCCCACTTGATGTCCTTAGTTCCACTTGGTGTTCCTTGTGGTCTTGATATAGGTATATGACTTAGAAGTAGTTATATTGCCTGTCCATTTAAACTTTTCTAAATGTTCGTTGATTAAATTAAAGGAGGACACATTTCCATATGCGAATTGTATATAATTAAAGAGGTGATATTGTGCGATTAAAATGTAAACTTCGTGTTATTTTTGCTGAAAGAGAAATACGTCAAAAGGAATTTGCAAATCTTATTGGAATTAGTCAAACTACAATGAGCTCACTTGTTAATAACACGACGCTCCCTAGTTTTCTTACAGCTTACAAAATTGCAAAAGAATTAAAATTGCACATGGAAGAAATTTGGATAGAGGAGGGTAATGAAAATGTATAAAAAACTTATAAGTCTTTGTGTTGGAAGTACCCTATTTTTAGGTCTAACAGCTTGTGATTCTTCCAAAGAAAATGAATCAAGTGAAAAAACAAACGTCAAATCTCAACAAGAAAATAAAAAAGATTTAACATCTCAGGATGAATTAAATAAGAAGATAAAGCAAGATGCTGAAGAAGTTAGTTTTGTTAAAGCAAATGGAGATCAATATGAAAAAGGAAAAAGGCTTAAAGCTACGGGAACAGTAGATTTATTACTTAAATCTTCAGTGCTACCTTCTTTTGTCATAAGTACAAATGAAAATGACGGAAAAGGTATGTACACTATTCAAATTGCCCAAAGTGGTGTGCAATCAAATGAAAATGAAATAACACTCAAAAGTGGATTAAAAATATCTAAAGGTGCAACAGTAACGATTTATGGTGCCTACGATGAAAAAGATAAAACAGGAATGCCTAAAATTAGCGCAACAGTAATTGAACAATAAAAAAGCCGTCATTTGACGGCTCTTTTTTTGTTAATCAAACTATTCTTTTGTTTTATTTAACTTCATACCACCATTTATCATCTAGTTGAGCATTCATCAACCATATCTCATCACACATTATCATTATTTTTGAATAACTGGAACCCAAAGTTCACTACTCGGATTTCGATCAGGTGCTAAATAATTTTCAATACAAGGAAGATCTACCAACTCATATCCAGAGGTAGGTAGCCATTCTGTATAGAGGCGTTTCCATGCATCAGAGACATTTGGAAAAACAGCCCAAGTACTTTTAGGGATTACAATCTTCTCCATGCCAATAGTATATTCGCTTTGGTAACGGCATCCCATCATATACTCAAATGTTTCATCTGTTATAGCAGCTTGCTTTCCACATACACCTAAAAGACCTTCTAATTTACATTGCGGATTTTCCCACGACATATCTATAAGTTGTTTCAATAATCCACTTTTTGTTGCTTCCTCCCATAATGTCGGAATCATACGAAAGGCAGCCTCAGTTATGACTTTTTCTTTCACTCCTACAATTTCAACCTTACAATCTAGCACTTCAATTCTATACTCCATCTCCACATCCCCTTTAATCGTGATTTGAAAGGAAATTCTCGGAAAGGCTTTTAATTCAACCCCTTTACGTCTCGCTTCTGTTGGAGTCACCCCATGAAGGCTTTTAAAAGCCCGACTAAATGCGTCCGGTGAATCATATCCATACTTCAGCGCAAGATCAATAATTCGAATGAAATTATCATTTTGAAGTTCAAATGCAGCTTGTGATAAACGTCTACGCCTTATATATTCCGACAAAGTAAAACCTGTAATAGACGAAAACATTCTAGGAAAATGATACTCTGAACAACAAGCTAACCTCGCTACTTCTTTTGCATCTATTTCATTCGATAAATTTTGCTCAATATAATTCATCGAGCGGTTCATTCTCTCTAACCAATCCATTCTAAATCCTTCCTTTCAAACACATTATGGACAAAATAAAAATATCTTTCCCGATTTTTGTTGATTGAAAGATGTCGGGTGTTTTTAATATTGATAGATTTTGAAAATGTACCGATACCTTCTGAAAAAATTTTGATAAATGACAAAGTTTTTTACTATTACCCGTTTCAACATTGTCCTCTACCTTTTTAAAGTTCTTAACCACCTTATTATAATTAAAACAACTTTTTTTGTAATCAAGTATCATTATTGTGAATTTACAATACCACTTTTCAATTTCAAATTATTAAAAAGTTATGTATTCAATAAAAACTTTTCAATAATCCCCTTTCGATATCTGTTATACTAAATATTGAAATTTTCAATATTTAGGGGGATAGAAATGGAAAAAGCAACAAATGAAAAAGAAGAAAAAAAACGCCGAGGGTGTGGATGTTTAGGTTGTTTAGGTATCATCATTTTATTAATTATTTTAATAGGCTCTTGTACAAAAAGTTCGGATAGTGATAAATCCGAAAAAGCCTCTACTGTTATTAAGCAAGAGGAATCAAAACAATCTGAGGAAGTAAAAGAAGAGGAAAAAAAACAACAAGATCTTCAGAAGCAACAAGAAGAATTAAAAAAGCAAGAAGCTGAACAAAAAAGACAACAGGAACTTCAAAAACAAAGAGAAGAACAGCAAAAACAAAAAGAATTCAAGAAACAACAAGAGCAACAAAAGAAACAAGAAGTTGCTACTCCACCCAAAACAAATCAAGTAACAGAACAAAATGGAACTTGCACTATTAAAGGTAATAAAAATAGTAGAGGCGAGAAAATTTACCATATGCCTGGTCAACAGTTCTATGATAAAACAAATGCTGAAGAAACGTTCTGTTCTGAAGCTGAGGCAAAAGCTGCTGGATATAGAGCTTCTAAAAAATAAAGTATAAAAAGCCGCCCAATAGGACGGCTCTTGTCTTTTTACTTCACATACACATAGGCTTCACTTGCTGTGACATAGTATGTTTTACCTTTACTATTGTGCACTTTGTATTGCGGGGATCCATTGACGTTTATTTTTGCATCAATTGTAAAACCTAATCCTGCATCTACAGAACCAGCAACATCTTTTTCCTGCCAAGATGGAGCATCATAGAATCGTAAATTATTAACTTTAGAAACAACACGCTTACCTACAATTGATGAATCTACTGTGCTTTTCTTACTAAACTTCACATAAGATGGATCGTTCTTAATCCATTGCTCTCTACCAAGATTTAACCAACCATCCTTTTCACCCCATACAACATAAGATTCCGGTTTATTTAGCTGTCGAATCTTAGAATAACTTGTACCAGGTCCTTTACGTAAGTTAACATTGTAACCTTCAATATAAGCAATACCATCTGTTACAGCCGTTGGAACTTCTGCTGGTTTAGATGGCTTATCAGGAACGGAAACTTCCACACTAGAGTTATTATATGCGCGTTGTACATCAGCGTGGAATTGAGCTTCTGAAACGCCATGAGACTTTAAGTAATCAAGTGGATCTTCATGATCTGTACCACCAAGATATTTCGTCACATCGTAGTGAGTCCACAATCCTTTTTCTACTGATATTCCACGGTCACGAAGGATTTTAGCCAATAACTTAACGTACTTATCATAGCTTCGTTTGAATTTTTCATAATCTCTTGTTTCGCATAATTCCACGTGAACAAATCGTTTATTTGCTCCTGGTCCTGCACCGTAAGCAATGTATTTCGTATCAGCAATTTGGATTGTTTCATTCCAATCAACTGCATAATGTACGAATGCCGAACGCCATGTACGAGACTCATATTTTTGAATATTAATAGCTGGTGCTTCTGGTGTTGCTGTAGAATGTGCTACAACGCCCTCATAAGCACCTACACCATAACGGTATGATTGTTTAGGTAAATCAGGAATAATCAGTGTTCTATCAGCAAAAGCACTTGTTGCAACGGATAAAGCTAAAATAACAGCAAAGAGTACAGAAGGAATATGTTTTAATGTTTTTTTCATTTTATATCAGCATCCTTTTTCATAATTTTTGTGTGGTCAAATAATCCACTTGCTGATAGACCAATGATGATTCCTTGAAATACATTTGTTTTGATATCTCCGTCCAAAAATAAAACGCCTAGCACAATGCCAAGCGTTAAATTTAATAACGGAACATATTTTGTTTGTAATCCAATTGTTTTTACGATTTGTGAGAGACCAACTACAATTCCAATCATTACAGCTAAACTAACCATTACATACCACCCCCTTTCATTAAGAAAGTGAGAATACCACCAATAATTCCACCAACTATAAGTCGTAAAATCCAGGTAGTATTGGCGCTGATTTTATCTAACTGCTTATTGATATTAATAATGTCTTTTTCGTTACCTGTTGTTCGTATTTCTAAGCTTTTCACTTCTAATCTTATTTCTTTAATTTCTTGCTTGATTTCTTGAACATCACTTCTTACTTCTTGTAACCCTTCCACCTTAACCACCCCTTTCTAGGCAATAAAAAAAAGACCAGCTTATAACTGCTGCTCTGGTTTCTCATCGATTAATTGTTGTAATAATTCTTCTAATCGGACTATCCGATTTTCTTGATTAGCTACTTGTGATTTTAGATTTGCTATTTCTACCTCTTGTTCCTGTACTGTTGTATCAACTTCTTGTAACCCTTTAATTCCAATGGATGCGTATGAATACAAATGAATTCCTTTACCACTTTCATCGATAAACGCTTCATCACATTCATCTACGATTAAACCGTAGTATGTTTTAATATCTTCTGTTGTCAACGGTGGATCATTAGGACTTCTCTCTTCTCTCATCCGGTAAAGTTCGTTTACCGCATTCTTATAATTAAATTGTCTAATTTTAATACTTCTAATTTTTTCCAAGGCAGAAAAAGAAATATCACGGATATTAGATTTATACTCCCGTAATGAAGGAGTCATAAAATTCCCTTGAACAGCACCCCAGCCATTTTGGGTAACAGCTGATTTCAGTTGGATAACCCCTGTATATCCTGCTGCACGGCTATTACGTATAGTTACATTAGGTAATCTTAAATCAGAATCTGTACCATTATCTTCAAGGACTAACGAAGTTTGATATAATCCAGTTTTTCCTCGTCTGAAATACCAACTCCCATTCCCTGCATAAAAAACATGGTAATCATTAGCGTTTAGAACACTTAATCCGTTTCTTTGCATCTCCCAATACACAGACTTTTGGACTGCGCCATCCACTATGCCATTGCTAATACCAATGCTCGCATAAGCCCCTGGCCATCCTGCACCTGCTTGAGACATAAACAAAGTGCCTTCTGGAGCATTAGTCTTTTCATCGGATCCTAAGATAAAAGTCGGTTGTACTGCACCATCTGATCTTCTGTAGTGACCCAGAAACGCTCTAGCAACCCCTCTTTCATAGAGACGTATAAATTGGTCATCTAAGCTAACGTAGTTATCCGTATTTGATGTTCTAATTTGGCAACCGCTCAGCAATCCAGCTTTAATCCACTCAGCGTTGACTTTACCAACTAAATCTATTCGTGCAGCATTTAACTTAATGTTTTCTTTACTCATGTTAATGGCTGCTATTACATCATTCTCTTTTACAGATATACTAACGCCCTTTTCTGTTAACTGAAGACGGGATTCCATATCTCTTACATAAGATGATGTGGCAAATTGTCCATTTGCTTGCTCTTTTGTATATACCTCTGTCTTTTTAGCAGCAGCATTGATACCCTGTTCATTGATAAAAAAGCGATTATCAATCAAAGTCATCTTTTGATTAAATTGTTCAGTTGCAATCTTGTTGGCTAATTCATCTAATAAATCTTGTTTATTCTGATTAACTGTTTGTTTCAACTCTGGAATCTTAAATCCAGCAACATATTCCTCTACTTGTTTAAGCTCAACTTTAGCTCCGATTGCTGTTGCCTGTTGTTCAAGTTTTGTATTTGCTTCAGTAAGCTTCTTCCCTTGATCTGATACTACATTGTTTAAATCACTTACTGTGGAAGATAATCCACTTGCTGTTTGCTCCACTGTAGACATACGCTTTTCAAATCCAGCTTGGCTGTTTTGAACATTCGTTACGCTAGTTTTCACGCCATCCACACTTTTTTCAATCTCTGTTGTTTTCTTGGTGAATTCATCGGTCGTTACTTGCTCTTCTGCTGCTGGTCTATATTCAGTTGCTTTATTTCCAAGTTCAATTTGCCATTCTTTAAGTTCAACCATGCCTTTTACATTTCGAATTAAACTATTTATATAACCAGTTTTAATTGCTTTGTTTTTTATTGTAACAACAGCAGAATAACGAACCCAACCTTGAGAGGTAGCGACTTTGTCTTCTATACGAATAGGCAGCCAAACTTGCTCATTATCTTCATACGTCACTGATAATTCCATACCGATCCAAGGGCTAGGTGTTCCCTTCGAAAAAGCTTGTGTTCTAGCTGTAATAGACAGAGCAACTTCTTGGCCTCTAATCATTTCAAACGTATCAGGAACAAATTTAAAAGATTTTGAATTAGTATTTGAAATGTTCGTTCCAGTGTCAGATTTAAGTGTGCCACCTGTATTTAACAGAAGGTTACGTCCGCTAAACTTCATATCATCAAACTTTTTCTCTACGCTAGTCAACTTTTCGGTGATTTTCCCTGCTTGTTCTTTAATTTCATTTGTTGTTTGTTTAAGTGATGTTGTATCGGATTGTATATCAGATATCGTTTTTTTCGTACCTTCCACAGTGGATTCAACCGTATTTAACTTATTACTAATTTCAGTATCTTTTTTAGTTAACGATTCAATAGTAGTTTTAAATCCATCTGCGGTTTGCTCTGATTTTGTTACACGTTCAGTAAGCTTTCCTTGTTCGTTTTGAACATTGGAAACAGTAGTATTAATACCCTTAATAGTAGTCTCAATTTCTACTGTCTTTTTAGTAAAGTCAGTTGTTGTTACTTGATCTTCTGGTGCTAGCGAGTAATCAGTAGCGACATTACCTTCTTCTAATTTGAAATTTCTAAGATTTACATAATCCCCCACTGCTGCGGTAGTTGGAATGTCACCAATAATCAAGATATTAGTAAAGTCACCGTCGTATTTTAATGTAACGTTGATACGTTGATAAATCGTAGATTTTGGAATACGTGTACTAAAGTATTTATTTGCTTTATCATCCCTGATTTTAAAGATACAGCCGTCTATCGTTGCCATTGCGTCCACACTTAATACATATTCCTTACCTTTTTCGAGTGCCTTTGTCCAGTTCGGTGCAGTAAAGTAATAGAAACTAGATGCTCTACTCATATTAATAGTAGTTATTTTAGCTTGAAGATAACGACCTTCAGCATCAGACAAAATAGTCCTAGAAATATTATTGGGAGTATCCGAACTCCAACTAGTATTTAAAATAACAGAATCCTTTAATAAGTTGCGCACACTGATTTTTGTGTTATCAACTTTCGTTTTAAGCTCTGTTAAAGTCTGTTTTGTGCCATCAGCAGTGGTCTTAATCTCGTTCGTCTTTTGCTCCAACTGCGATAAACCTTCATTCGTTTTCTTCAACTCAGACTTCTCGGCTTTCTGTGTAAGAGCTTCATTTGTTTGACTAATAGATGTGTTAATCTCTTGGAACTTCTGTACGTTCCCTTGTTTATCAGTTTCATACACTTGTTTACCGATGAAACCATCTTTAATTTCATCTTTTGTGTATACACCAGATTTATCGGCCTTATCTTTAAGCTGATTATCAATCCATGTTTGATCCACTTTATTATTAACTTGCTTTTGAACATCAACTATTTGTCCAGCTATTTCTTGCGCTTTACCTTCCACACTTTGAACCTTTTGATTTAACTCCGTTTTGGCAAACTCAATATCTTTATTAACCTGCTCAAGTGTTTCTTTCTTAACTGATTCAACATCAGGTACAACCGATTCCCAATCTTTACCTGTCCATATTTTTAAAATACCGGGCTTTCCGTTACTAATATCACGCCAAAGCGTTTTAAAAGGTTTAAGTCCTGTTGTTGGTGGATTCTTAGCTTCTATAATTTCAACCGTATTGTTTTTAATATCCTCTTGTACTTTTTCAGCTAGTGTTTTTGCTGCTTCTGACTCCTTCTTTGCATTACTAGCTGTTTCATTAGCATCTTGAACCAATTTATCTAGCTGATCAATCATTTCTTGTTTATTGCCTAATGAACTGAGGATACGGTTATAAATCTTTCTTAATTCCTCATTTTGATTAACTATCTCACGATAATCCCCGAATTCATATTTATCCTGTGTTGGGTCTGTGAAAGATTCATCTCCAGCTATCACTCGTGCTTCAAGATATAATTCTGGTGTAAACCCTGTATCTTTAATTTTTATAGTGTCGCCTTCATTGATTAGTTCATGTTCTAGGCCGAAAATACGACCAATTGATTGTGCTTCCACTTCATAAGAGATTGAGGAATTGACACGCTTTTTCAATTCTATTTCCATAAGCGTCAATAAACGTTTTGGAGTCATATCTAATTCTTCTGTTTCTGGTGTATAAAAACCGAATTTATGTTGTCCGTGTTCATTCCATCTTTGAAACGCATCTGCATCTACGATATAAGGTAGGCCATTATTAATGCTTTCAATAGTGATTACCTTGTCGCCTTCACCTTTTACAAATCCAACTAAAGCAGTGCAAATATTACGTGTATGTTCAATACGTGTTACACCGACTAAATCTTTTCCTAATTCTATTTCTTTGCCCGTATCATACCCACGTTTTTGAATCATATCTACATACCAACCAATGATTTGCGACCCTTTAACCTCAACACGATATCGGATTTCCAGTTTAAATAAAGATGCAATCTTCTTTAAAAAAGTAAGTGGATCCATATATTCATCGATTGTCATTGTGTGAAATCCAGCATATTCAGTAATTCCGCGTTGCCATTTCATACCTAAAAGCGCTAAATCAATAAACTCATTAACCGTCTTACTCTCTATCCGTTGTGGTTTTATAATCCCTGATTTAGCAATTTGAATCCAAGCTCCTGAAGCGTATGTGGTAATAGATCGTTTATCAGAATTTTTTTCAGTTTCTGTTATAACATATGGCACAATCCTTCCGTCGCGAACTTCTTTTAAAACGAGATTTTGCTGTTGTAACGTAGCTGAATTATCTGTTCCGTCAAAAGCAGTGAAATCCAACATATCAACATTATTTTTAAGTTCCCAATGCCGTTTGTCATCCCAATAATCCTGCGGCTGGATGGCTGCGATAATTTGATCTGTTTTAAAATCCACAACATGTAAAATCCCGCTTGGTTTCCTCATCTATATCTCTCCCTATAACTGATTGTTGCATTTACATCAGGTGGCATGATATCGATGCGATTTTCCCCACGTATTACAACGGGAAAATTACTAAAGATTTCTTTTATATTGATTGCATTCTTCCCGTTGATTGTGACAAGACTTTTCTCCGTATCGATAACAATTTTATCTCCAGTGTCAAAGATATATGGTTGTGCATTAGATGGGACTTTGTTTACTTTCCAAATTTTTAAGTCGTCGATACTCATCACTGAAACCGGATCATTTATATCCCATGCCATGATTGCAATCATGACTTGAGCTACTTTACGATTTGTCATTGGATTTCCGCTCTCGTCAATCCATCTTTCTACTAATGCAGCATCGTCAATCTCCGTTCCGTCTTTAAAACGTGCCACATAAACTGACCACTGATTGCCTCGTCTAGCGACTCTAAGCCTTCCGTAAAATTGATTAAATGTATTAGGATGTGCCCCATTCGTATCTACTAATTTTCGCAAACTGTTAGGTGTTCCGACATTTCCGATTTTCATGTGCGCTTTTGTAAGTTCGGCATCCCAGTAAAGGTCATTCATATTGATACGTGCAACGATATTACTCGTTTCATCTAAAAGAAGCACTTCTACACGGCCCATTTCGACAATGCTTTTCGATTTCAAACGCATCCATGCTTCCATTTCAAAGTCCTGCAACGGTCCTGACGGAATATTCTTTTTAGCCATAGCACCGTGGAAGCCTTTTTCCTTTCCGTAATCCTCACAATATAAAGCATAACCATCTCGTACTTTAAAAGAACCTGTCCCCTTCATATCATCAAATTGACCCGTAACAGGAGTCCAGCCTACTGTAGTAGACATTTCATCCCACATGACTCTTTCTCGTTCTTGTACCGTGGTTTGCTCCACAGTCAGAGGGTAGCCTATTCTGAAATAATCACGATTATGCGGATACTCTCCAAACCATACATCTAAAAAGGTACTTGGTTTTTTTACAGTCATTTCAATTAATGCTGGAGCTTCTACACTTCCCTTATTAGTAAAATAAGAAGTTGTTTCTGTAGACCACTCTTGCGTAAATTTGTGAGTATTTGTTTTCCCTAATTTATACGGCATTGGACAAACAAAAGTAATAACACCTCTGCCTCTATTGACTATTTCGTCCAAATCGACAGAACCATCGATTAATGCTAAATAAGTCCTGTCTAACTCATCATCAAAAATAAGTTCAGCGGGTTGCTCTGTATATAACCAATCCGCTAAATCTTCTTTTAACTTTTGTAAATCCGCCATATCTTTTTTCGCTTTAATAACAAGAGGAACGTCAATACGACGTTCCTCCGTTTCTGTATTAAGTAAAAGAGCCCCTGCGCGATGAGGGACTCTTACTAATCTTCTTTTTACTGGAGCCCATGAAGGACGTTTTCTTCCAACTAGCATTTGAATATAATCTTTTCTAATATTATTAAAAGTAAAACTAAGTTTCCCCAACGTGCTCACCACCCTTAAAATTCCGCTCTTCTTTTTTGTTCACGATCTTGAAGCTTTGTAGTATAGGTGTAACTTCCGTTTGCAAGCTCTTTTCCATCTAAAACATTAGTCATGTTTACGGTTAAATTCAGTTCTTGTTCTCCAGCTGGTCTATTTGGAAATATTGTTTTTGCCATAGATGCATTGTTATAAGATAATTGCGGTCGCGTATATCCGCTGAAATCGCTAAATGCATTTTGCGGGATACTATATTGATTCGTTTGGAATCCAAAATCAAAAACAGATGGCATATTCCCCATTTGTTTCTTAACAGTTCCGACTACATTTTTTGCTGCATCCACAACAAACCGTTTTCCCTTATCTATACCAACTCCAACACCTTCTGGAACTGCGCTACCGACTGGAATCATTACTTTAGATGGACTGTTAATTTCTAGTGCTCCAGAAATGGTCTTTTTAATCTCTCCTGCAATTTCTTTCGCTTTACTATACAAGCCCCCTGTTGCACTATCTAATCCTTTTTCAAGGCCTTCTATAATTGATTTACCGATGGAACTTAGATTTATAGAACTGAAAAATTTTTCAACTGTATTCCATTTTTCTTCAATACCGTTCTTTATTTCTTGCATTTTATCTGTAACAGCTTTTTTCTTTTCTTCAAATTTCCTTGAAACTGTATTTTTTATTTCCTCTACCTTATTACTTGCAGAGGTTTTCATATCTTCATACTTATTGGTAACATCTGACCACATTTCTTTCATTTTTCGAACAACATCATCTTTCATAACTTGATATTTCGATTTTACTTGGCCCGTTTCCCAATCTACTTGATTTGCATGTTCACCCGCCTGCGCTTTTGCCTCACTTACAATTTCTTGATGTTTATCTTTTGCAGTAGAAACCGTGCTATTATATTGACGATTCGCTTCCGCAATAGCTGCATCCGCTTCTTCTTTATTAAGTGTTCCTGACTCATCTCGTAAACGTATAGCATACGCAATTTTATCATCACGAGTTTTCTTTGCATCTTCAATAACCTTATCTCTTGCTTTAGCACTATTTTCAACAACTTCGGCTGCTTGTCTAGCTGTAATTTCGCTAGCTTGCACCCGCATATTTTCATAAATAACTTTTTGTTCCATTTGATTTTTAGACATATGTTGGATAGCTGTTCTATCCATTTCATCTTGTAAAGCTTGTAAAGAAATTCTTTCAGATGTAGTAAATTCACGTTTTTCATTTGCTGCCGTTTGAATAATTTCTTTAATTTTATTTTCTTTTTCTTGCGTCTTTAACTTTTCTTGTTCGTAATGTTGATTCATTTGTTCAATCCGCTTATTTTCTTCTTCTGCAGTTAATACATAAGAATCCGCAAAAAACTTTTTAAGTCCTTCGACTTCTTTTTGTTGTCTTGCATTTGTTTTTTCTATAATCGTATTACCTAATTTGTCGTATTGACCAATCAACTTCTGCGACTGTTCTTCTGTTATTACTTCATGATTCAATCTAATTTCAGTTAACTTTTGTCTAATACCGTCGGACAGCTTGAAATACTCACCAAGAACCTTCTTTGTTGAAGAGCTTACTTTCCCTTCTGTATTTGTAGCAAAGCGATCTACTGAAGCGATACTGTCTTCTGTTGCTTTTTGATATGCTTTATATGCAACAACTCCAGTCCCGATAAGAGCGGCTGCTACTAGACCAATTGGTCCTGTCAAAACAGCTAGTGCACTCCCCAAGAAACCAACTGCTCCAGCCGCAATTCCAGCAATCCCACCGACTGATCCTAATGCAAGAGATAAAGAACCAATTCCTGAAGCAATCATTCCAAACGCTGCTAAAACCACACCTATTGCTGTAGCCACAGCTGTTAAAGCAAGAACAATACCACCTGTAATTGCAATAGCCTTTTGTACGGGACCAGGTAATGCATTAAAGCCATCCACAAGTTTCTGTAATCCAGCAACAAAAACACTAACCACAGGAGCTAGTGCATCACCAATTGTTTTTTTCATTGTAGAAAATGCTGAATCTAATAATGTAAGACGTCCCTTTAACGTATCAATCTTGGTGGCTGCAACATCAGCTGCTGTAACTTTAGACATGGAATCCCACATCTCATTGACACCTTTAGCGCCTTCTTTAAACAAGATAGTCGCACCACGTACAGCATCGGAACCAAATAATGTTTCTAGGGCCATACTTCGTTGTTGGTCTGTTAAATCTTTCATCGATTCATGAAGTGTACCTGAAATATTTTCTAGACTTTGAATATGCCCCTGTTGATCGTAAAATTTTGATGATAAGAAAGCTGAGCTTGTTGCTAACTCACGGAATGTTGTATCACATTTATCGTTCCACTTTGTAACTCCTTCAGTTTTCATTACATATTTTTCTAATGCAACTTCGATATCTCCCACACTTCTAGATGCTGGAGTAACTCCATTTTTCACCAGGAAATCAAACCCTGCTTGAGCGTTATATGTGATAAGACCTAAATCACGCATTTTGTTATATGCTTCTTTAGTAGATGGATTTAACCTCATAAGCATCGTTTTTAAAGATGTCCCTGCATCTGAACCTTTTAAACCATTTTGAGCGAATACTGCTAAAGTTGTAGCGGTATCTTTAAACGTCATCCCTGCTCCTGCCGCTACTGCTGAAGAGGCAGCAAGACCATATTTTAATTCACGTACATCAGTTGCCGATGCGTTTGCCGCTCCTGATAATATGTTAGCTGCATCTGCTACTGAAAGATGATCCGCTTTGAAGGCATTTAACGCTGTTGATGCAATTTCTGCCGCTTCACCTAAATCTAATTCTCCAGCCGTTGCTAGGTTCAGAGCACCTGATAGACCTCCATTAATAATATCTGTTAAACTGACACCAGCTTTTATTAATTCTTCAATACCTTTTCCTGCTTCTACAGAAGAATACTTTGTTGTTTCACCCATATTAACAGCCAGTTCACTCAACTTTTTCATTTCTTCGCCAGTAGAACCAGATACTGCTTTAATGTTAGCCATCTGTTGTTCGAAGTTCATTGATTCAGTAACCGCCGATTTTAAACCACGCCCTATAGCGTAAGTCATTCCGCCAAACACCATACCAATTTGCATTCCTGCATTTTGCAAATGATTTCCCAATGTTTCCATACGGTTTCCGAAATTGAGAAGACGATTACCTTGTTGTTCTAGTTCATGATTTGACTGACGTAATTCAGTTTCGAATCGATTAAGTTCAGCGGTAGCTCGATGAATTTGTTCAGCATAATGTTGTGCTGATTGACTTGCTGCACCTTCTTCTGTTTTAGCACGATTGTAAACGGACTGAAGCTCCCTGATTTTCTCCTTTTGCTTATCTACCATACGAGATAGCACATCAATTTTTGCTCGAGTTTGTTCAGTAGCATTGGTATATCCATGCATTCCTGTTGTAACCGCTTGGAATTCAGCTTGTAAAGACTTCAATGAATTATTTAATTTATCCATTGCTGTTTGTTGTGCCTGACGATTCACTTGTTTGAGTTCATTTTCAAATCTATTTAAATCAGCAACTGCTTTATTAACTTGAGAAGCATATCGTTGAGTTGCTGCATCATTTTCACCTAATTTAGCCTTATTTTGATCATAGGCTTGTCGTAACGCTTTAACTTTCTCTTTTTGCGCATCAATGAGCCTACTAAGTGTATTCATTTTCGCTTGCGTTTGTTGACTAGCGTTAGCAAAACCACCCATACCTGTACTCACAGATTTTAATTCGTTCTGTAATGTTCTGACTGCACGCCCTGAATTCGCGATACCTTGTCGGAAGTTTACATTATCAAGGGAAAGCCTAACGACCAAATTATTCATTTCATTTGCCATAGTCTCACCCCCTCGTTAAATAATGTTTTCTGCCGGAACTTCTATTTCATTAGAGCTTGCATTTTCACTATTTGAATCACCTTGTTCACGACTCTTTTGATTCAGCTTTAAATAATGCCAAATATCCATTTCATTATCGATATGATGATGTTTATACCCTTGACGTAATAAAGAGAGGTAGAGTTCGTCCATAAACTCACTGAACGTTAGCCCTCCTCCCTCTACGCGTTTGGGTTTTCTTCTTCTCCAGATACAGGATTACCACCAGCTGCTTCCACAGTTTCATTTATAATTGCATTAATTACGTCTGAAGTTGTTGATAAAAATTTACGAGCATCAATCCCATCCCAATATTGGTCTAATGTAAATTGATTATCGTACACCTTCACCACGAATTTAACCATTTTATCCATATCTTCTGGACCAGGATTGTTTGGAATTTCAGCCAACTCAGGAGCCTGACGGATAAGACGGGCTGGAATAAATTCTGGCATATTAAAAGTTTGTTTTTCTTTATTAATCATTAAAGTTAATTTCATAGTTTTTCCCTCCTAAATTTAATAAAAAAGAGAGAGCTTTTGCTCCCTCTTACTTTCCTGCTGGCGGTTGTGCCACAGGCTTCTCATATACCTTTTTAAACCAGTTATCTCCCACCGATTTGGTAAATGTAGGTTCGTCGGCATCTGCTGTAAATTTGGGTCTATCATCAAAATCACGCTCAATAAATGAACCTTTCAGTTTCGTTGTTTGGAAGTTTGGTTTATCCTTCTTAGTTTCGCCTTCTTCTTCCTCTTGTGAAAGCTTCCCTTTTAATAACCAAACATATCGATATTTTCCATTAGCCTTTAAGAAACGCCATCCGATTGCTAGATACGGCTTTTCACCTTCGCGTCTCTCATCTAACACACCGTCTTTAACTTCTGGATACCCTTCAATATCTGCTTTTGTTGTTAACGAGATGTTACGAAGCTCGATTTCCACTTCTACTTCTCCATCCGACTCAGCGATTTCCGATTTTTTATTGTCACTCCACATAATCTCCGAAGCTACCTTTTTGGATGTTTTAATCTTTACAGCACCTTCCATTTCTTTTACTGCACTGTATTCAACACCTGTTGCATCATCTTTCAATAACTTGGCGTAAACAAGGCTATCTACACCGACAGTCGAACTAATTTTAATCACTTCTCCAGCCATCTATAACTCCACTCCTTTCGCGAATCGCATCGCGTAATGAAAAATTTGTGTATCCTCTTCATATAAATCAGCAACCGCATAACGACAGAAACCAATACTTTTCATAATTTCATTCACTTTTTGATGGAATGCCGTTGTACTGCCTTTTGACCAAATATCAATTTGGAATGTAATTTCACTTTCACTTTCTTCATTATCTGCAAATCTATCTGGCCTATTGTCTAATTCAAAGAATGTAATCCGCGGAAACTCTTCAGCATTTTTGGCTTTACGATAATAAACGCGTTTTCCACCTAATAAAGAAACAAGCTCCTGATTATTTTCAAGAGCTTGCAAAATTTCAGGTCGTAAATTCATCATAAATTTAACCTCATTTCATTCTTCAAAATGTCTGTCATAGCGCGAATTGCTGCTGATTTTGAAGAATTAAAGCCCGGTTCTATAAATGGATGTGCTGGCATTTTTGATGTACCCCATTCTAAAAACTTTCCATAGAAATATGGAGAACGGTCCGCTTTGTCTATTCCAATCTTAATCGTTTTCACACCATTTTCCATTCGTGCCTTCGTAACTCGTATATTATCAAGCAAATGTTGGCCCGTACGCCAAGGTTCACTTTTGGAAGGTTTCTTAGGACTTGAACTCCTCGGTTCACTTCTTTCTGCAATAGCTTTTCGAATTTGTTCACCACCGGCTGCAAGAGCTTTATCTTCTATTTCCTCTCCACGTAACCCCATTTGATTTAATTCAGTAACTAAACGATCAAAACCTAACAAATCTACACCATCAGCCATTCATTCCACCACGCTTCCACATGATTGATAATGTGTATTTTTCAGTTGGAATAACCGAAAGAATGTCATAAATCGTATTCTTATACTTGATTTTCATGTCAGCATTCACATCTGCCCGAAATCGGATTTCTGTTTCACCCTGCACTTCACTGTTAGCTGCGGCTGCTTCAAAGTATTTTCTTCCCTTTAAAAAAATAAAAGAGCCCCATACAGTAAAAGAATCCTTATATCTTTCTATTGGATCACCGTCTGGGCTCTTTGCTTCATTATCTTTCACTTGAAATGTAAGACGTTTATCTAATTTACCTGGATTCACTTGAATCACCACCAGAATACTGCAACTGAACTAATATCGATTGCAAACTAAATGCTAACTGTTCTGCTTTTCCAACTGCTTCCCGATTTTCATGCCAATGGGAAATTAAAATACGAGCCGCCAATTTAGCAAGCTCGCTTTTTAAGTCCACATTTTTACTTGTAGCATTTTTAATATAGATTTCAGCTGCTATTACGAAAGATGTAATGAGATCGTCCTCCTCATCACCATCCACGCGAAGATACTTTTTAGCTTCCTCTAATGTTAGTACCAAGAAGGACACCCCCTAGCTTATTAAACTCCAGTTTTAGGCGCAACCGTAATTTGCCCATACACAACTGCTTCTTGGTCCCATAATGTGACATCTTCACGTTCGATTGCTCGGAATTCAGAAGTATTTGTTCTCCAAGCATTTCCGCCTTCTTTGGTCATATCAATAGATAATTGTTTTCTATCCCAAAGAATAACTGCCTCTTTTAAATCCCCAACAATGAAAGGTGCTTTTCCGTCTTTATCTGTAGCAATTGTTTTATTGGACAACACAATAACGGGCTTACCAGAAAATAACTTACGAGTTGGATTTGTTGGATCTGGTTGAAGTAGTGGACGACCATTTTTATCTTCTAATTGATCTAAGTAATTAAATCCATCTTGGTTTGTAAAAATGTTCGCTACTGCTGCAAACATTGGATCTAGTGTAACGTTTAATGTTGTTTTAAGGCCGTTATAATCCTTTAAATCAACTTTTGTTAGTTTATTGATTTCTTGTAAAATCAGATAGTTTCGAGTCGCAATAGATTTTTTCGCAATCCATTGACGTAAATATTCTTCTAAAGCTTGATCTGTATCATCTAATAAATCATTTGGCACCGGTAAGAAGCCTGCATAATCTTCAATAACATACGATAAACGATCGAATTCAGGAGAAGCAATTTCTTGCATTGCATTTGGCTTACCATACTCAGATAATGGTGCAAAAGGTGTAGATGCTGCACGTTTTTCTAGCGTACGGGCTCCCTTGTTTGTTGATACAGGTTGTACATTTACATATTGTTCTAAGCTATCAACCGTTTGTTTTAATTGATTAATTGTTGTCGTAATATCTTCTGGAACAATATAGCCGCCATCTTTACCTGAATTCTCAGATAAGGCCGCTTTGTATTCCTGCATAACGCATGCTTCTTCATGGCTTAAATTTTGACCACGGATAGCTTTCATAAATACTTCTTTATACGATGGATCTTCATTTTTAACTGATGCTGGAGGCAAAGCTCCTGCTTGTGAATTTACAGGGTCAGAAACTTGGATTTGCATCATCGCTAGATAGTTATCCAGTTCATTTTTCGCGTTTTTCGCTTCTTCAATTTTTGCCTTTGCCTCTTCATATTTACCGCTATTGTTAAATTCTTCTGCTTTCGCTTTTAAATCAGCAACTTTTTGACGTAATTCTTGTTCACGTTTATCCATTCGGTATTTCCTCCTTATATTGGCACAAAAAATAGACCTATAGTTCTAACAGGTCTAGTGCATTTTGGATTTTTAGTTGTTCATTATCGTCCTTCTTTGGAATAGACGGAGCTTTTGCTACAATCTTATTTGGTGTTTTTTGATATTTATCAAAGTAATCACTACTACAAGCTGCGACTTCTTTTGCCTCCACAACTTCTATATTAAAGTATTTTTCAGCTTCTTCACCACTTAACCAAGTCTCAGCATCTACTAATTGTTGAATCTTTTCAATTTCAACACCTTCTTTTAAGTTCTCTTTGTATACATTCATGATTCCTGATTCGATGTTATCAAGGTCCTCTGCTGCTTTTCGGAAATCAATTGCATTTCCAGCTGCATATGTCCAAGGCTTATGAATCATTAAGAATGCATTAGAAGGAACAACAACACGATCACCAGCTAGGGCGATTACAGAAGCAATAGAAGCTGCAACACCATCCACATAAACAGTTTTTTGTGCTTTATTGCGCTTTAACATGTTATAAATGGCTAAACCAGCAAATACAGAACCACCACCACTATTTACATAGATATTAAGGTTACTTTTATCATCCAATTGCCCTAAGATATTTTTCACATCATCAGGCATAATGTCAGAATCATCCCATTTCCAACCTGTATTATTTATGATGTCACCATAAATAAATAAGTCTGCTGATGATTCCGTTTGATTTTTAATAGTAAATACGTCTTTAATCGTCCTCACCTCCCTTCTGTATTGTCCCTCCATTTGCTTTCGCTAATTGATATTCATCCGCAATTTCAATAGATACATGATTTAAATCAACACGATGTTTATCACCGTATTCCCCAATCCCATCCATATCTTCCAGTTCTAGCACTTTATTGATTGAGAAAGCACCAGCATCTAACATAATTTTGTAAAATTCTGCTCTTGATTTAGAATCAGCACGTAATAAACTTGTTAGATTAAACTTTAAGTAATATCGTTTTTGCTCATTAAATGAAAATGCTTTATAAGAAAACTCTTCCTCGTATTGAATAAGAATTGGACTCAATGTATTTTGAATAAAATCCAGCGCTTGTTGCTCAATATTGGAGAAAGTAGCACGATCCAACTCATTAATCATGTGCAAAGGAATATTAAAGATGTTTGCAATCTCACCTTTATCAAATTTCATACCTTCAATAAATTGTGCATCTTTTAAAGGCATACCCACCTTTTCAAATTCTAGTCCAGCATCTAAAATGGCTATTCTTTGAGCGTTATTTAATCCCGTATTCGCTTCTTCCCAAGCATCACGAAGTATTTCTTTTGCCTCTTTACCAAGTGTTTGTTGCGTTTTTAATATCCCACTATGCGCTGCACCGTTTGTAAAGAACTTACCTTTAAACTTTTGTGCCGCCTGTGAGCTACCTATTGATTCTCTTGCAATTTGGATAGGTGGTTTCCCCTTTAAACCATCAGTAGACAATGTAGTAAGATGAATAATGTCATCATCAGGTATTTTTACAGGTGTACCGTCTGGCAAACTAGTAAAGTACCATAATTTATTTGTCTTCAGGTCCACATTGGGGGTTGTAACAGCCGGATTCAATACCCACAGTTCTTTTGGTCTTCCATCCACACCCCAATGGATATTGATATAAGCATTTCCCCATGTATTGCGATGTGTTTCGATTAGATGTTTAAATTTAAATGGGCTTTGGTAAGGATTTGGGCGTCTTTCCAAAACAAACGACACTTGATGTGCCTTATCCCGTTCTCTTCCCTTCGCTGTCTTTTTAAACGTTTGAAAAGGAAGCATCGCAACACTATTTGCAAGGATATTAATGCATCGATAAACCGTGGGAACACCTAAAGAAGACTCAACCGTTACCTTTTCACCACTTGCGGCTTGATAACCAAATAAACTTTTAAACCAAGGTGAAGGATTTTTTAAATCTGTCGTGTCCTGATTCCTAAATAAATGCCGAAAAATCAAAAGTTTCACCTCCTTTCTATCTTCTTATCATCACCACCCCCAGAATTGTGAGAATAATACCTAACAGATACCAGCCATAAATCGGATTAACAAAAAAAGTCGTTCCTACAATAATGGACAACCCTGAAATCAATAGAATATCTTCTAAAATACTCATAAAAAATAGCAAAAAGCGCATGTAATTCCTCCTAGAATGAGAAATCTTGACTTAAAATATAGGAATTTAAGTCCATCTCACCAGAATTAAGCATACAGCGAACATGTGAGTTAATTACAGCCGCTATCGGGTCAATTCTTTCTGTTGCTTTTGACTTGTCCAACATAATGTTTTCGTTAGCATCCTGTTTTGTTATAGCATTACTAACAGCCCAATTTAACACTGGATTGTTATTGTGAATGACTTTTTTCTGATAAACTTGTTCACGAAAATCCTTTGTAGGACCTGATAAAGTCGCCATTCCTTGACGTATTTCCACCACTGTATATCCTTCTGCTTCCATGTCTTGCATGAATTGCGTTGCATTCCAAGGGTCAGCGCATATTTCTTTTATTTTGAATTTATTCTCTTTTTCCATAGCTTTAATATGTTTTTTAATATATTCATAATCAACTACCGCACCAGGTGTTGTTGTAATCCATCCTTGCTGTATCCAAAGATCATACGGAACTTTATCTGTTTTTCTTTTCTCATGCAAGGTATCTTCCGGCATAAAACTATGACTAATTACAATATACGTATCATCCTTTTTAAATTCAAAATCTACACTTGTTAAGTCAATTTTTGCTGATAAATCGACACCTACTGTGCATTCCAACCCTTTTAATTCGGATAATTCCACCGTTTCCTTGCAATCCTTCCATTTTTGCATATCCATGTAGCCATTTTCTTTCATATCCACCCATCTATTCATGTTTTTCGTGAGATAATTACGCATTTTCTCAGGTACATCAAGGGCTGATTGGAGTTCTCCTTTTAAGAAAGTACGTCCTTCTTCATAACTACATAGAATTGGATTTGCTTTCTCCCACACTTCTGCATTTGTAATCTCATCATCTTTATCTAATTCATTAACCATGACAAAATATTCTTCGTTTTCAATATCAATATTAGGATCCAAAATTTTAGAAACATATTGATACTCTACACGATAGCAAGGATGACTTAAATTAAAACCAGCTGTCGTTATAATCATCATAAGCGGATTCGGACGAGCACCCGAACCTGACACCAGAACATCATAAATTTCAGAAGTAGGATGTGCATGATATTCATCAATAATTCCGCACTGAACATTCAGTCCATCACCAGATTTACCTGCATCTTTTGATAGCGCTGAAATAAAAGAATCAGTTTTAAGGTGTTCAATTTTCCCATACGCAATATTGAACTTTCCTTTTAAATCTTCACATCCATTCATTTGCGCTTTAATTTCATTCCAAACAATTTTACTTTGTTCCGTTTTCGTTGCTCCAATGTATACTTCCGACATATTTTCACCAAATGCCATCGCTTCATATGAACCTACACATGCTAAAGATTGAGACTTTGCGTTTTTACGTCCAACTTGCCAATATGCCTTTTTGAATCGCCTTAATCCCGTATTACGATGAACCCATCCGTAAATATTACTAAATACAAAGATTTGTATCGAATGTGGTTCAATTCTCTGACCTGCTAATTTTCCTTTTGTATGTTTAAACAGAGACATCCACTTTAGGAAACGAAGTGCTTTTTCTTCCTTAAAAACATATGGGAAATCTTCAGAACCTTCACGCTCAATATCTCTTAAAAATCGTTTACAAGCCTGTTTATGCTTCTGACAAGCAACAACTTCATCATTTAGTACGTCATCACAGTAGTCCAGCATCCATTGTCTGATCATGTTATACGTCAAACTCCTTTTCTACATTTGTTTTCGGACCTTGTTTTATATTTGGAATGACAATTTTGGCTCTTGCACTCGGTGTAAGACCAAACTCAACAGCCAAAGCCTTCATTTGTTCATGCAATTGCTTTTTCTTTGTAAGTAATGGATGTGGAACTTTATTGGTTTCAGCTGCCTTATTGGTATATTCAACAAGAAGTCCTTCTTCTCGGATAATTTTGGTGCATTCAACATAGTCAGAATAAGCATCACAATACGTTGCTAATGCATTTACATCTATGTTTGTGATAACGTCTAGCTCTAGTAATTCACCAGCAATTCTCCTAAACTCTTTCTTTGCAACTGAATCTAACCACGTTGGTGGCTTTACCTTGTCTTTTTTTGCTTGCAACTGTTTTTCAGCTTTTAATCGCTTCTCAATTTCATCCTTTGTCAATCGATTTGTATTACCTTCTAATAAATGCAAATGAATCGGCTTCGCTTTCCTTCCTACGAGAACCACCTCCCTTGGCTGAACCCCCTTTTGTAGAATAAAACGAACTTTTTGCACGGAAAGCTAGGCGGCGGTCTCCAGGGAGTCGCCTTTTGCTTTTTCATGGTGGGGGGTTGTTTATGAATTTTTTCTTTCGAATTATTTTTTGTTTTTCTTTTCATCTTCTTTTGTTTTCTTATTGTGGCAAGCATGACAAAGTGTTTGTAAATTAGATGGTTCTAATCGTTTTGACCAATCAACACGAATAGGTATGATATGATCGACCACATCACCTATCTTAATGATATCCTTGCTTCTACATTGAACACATAGACCATGATCTCTACGATAAATAAGCTCACGCATATCCTTCCACAATCTTGAGTTGTAGAATGAACGTGAGCTTTTGTTTCGAATATGTTTGTCGTAATATCTTACAGTTTCTTTTTCCTTTTCGATATGTTTAGCGCAATACTTATCCCGTGTTAGTTCGTTGCAACCTAACGACTTGCACGGCTTGAATGGTTTACTTGGCACCTTCCATCCTCTTCCTTAACCGTTTCATTTCATCCCCGATGGTCAGATTCTTTTTATTTATCCGTTCATGACACTTAGCTATATCCGCTTGGTGCTTACGAATCTTATCGTTCACATATGCAGCGACATGCTCATGGCCACAATGAGGACAAATATAGAAACACTTCTCAATCTTTTTTGGAAGTTGTGTTACTTGTGGTTGCATATCGTAATCTTCATTACAGTTAGAACAGTAGACTTGCATTTATCCTCACTCCTTATTCTTCTAATAAACCATGAATAAGTTTATTTATTGCACTTACACTAGATTCTCTCATCTCATTTATTGTTGTATTATTAGCGATTTGTTCAGTTGTTTCAACGAATTGCTCTAATGAATGTTTACTCATACACTTCTCAAGATAATTCCCAAACTCATCCTCACCTAATGCCACATTAAACATACTAATAACAACCGCTATCTCAGTCTTAGTTAATTCCATCACCTTCACCTCATTTGAAAGAATATTCCGATTATATATTTACAAATAAATACAAGTTGTTATAATAGAGTTAACATTGCCATCTGGAAAAGTAATTCGCCCCCATGCGAGTTGCTTTTCCTTTTTTTATGGCTATTGTTTTAAAAATTCATCTATTGTTTTACCTAGCAAACTAATCATTGCTTCTCTCTTTTGTTTAGGTGTTGTATTATCTTCCAACTCATTAAAGATTGGAATTGCACTTTCTAATTTCTGTTTATCAATACGCTCATTCACAAGATCCTGTCCTAACATTGAAATGAATGTACCAATTGCAACCGCTTGTTCTTGTTTAGTTAGCTTCATTAGCTATCTCCCCCTACATTTCCTTAACATGTTCTTGAAGCTATTTCCCTTTCTGTTTCCGAAATTCTCGTAATACCTTCAGCTATTTTCCTTCCGTTTATAAGAACAGGAACTTCTATTTCAATTGAATTGTTCTTATTAGTAAGCCTACCCATAACACTTTCAAACTTCTCTAATGCAGCCACACATTCATTGGCAGCTTCAGTTACTTCTTTAATCTCTTCTAATGCTTCAGTTGTATGCGCAGTTACTTCAATAATTAATTTGTTATTGGCCATTTTGTGAATCCTCCTTATCAGCTTTCGTTGCTAGTCCTGCTTCTAACATAGTTACTCTTCGAACTAGATCTACAATCGTTTATTCCAGTCCAGTAACTTGCATTCTTAATTCAACAATTCCTAATTTTATTTCGTTGTTTGGATTATCCATCCCTCATCCTCCTCCAAAATAAATAGCACCCGAATGGATGCTTTATGATTAATTATTTGTTTACACTTCAATTACGGTAAATGAAGTTTTATTCTTCTCCCAATTACCTAATGTCGTTATATTCATCTGCTGCAGCAATATTAAGTAACTGGAAGAAGAGCAAAAGCCCTTCTTCGCTTGAATAACATAAATTGCAGTTGAATATGAAATCAAGAAACAACTATTCATCCAATCTGCAACCATCGCCACCGGTCATGACAATCCATTTTCATTATCAGGAATTTTGTGAGAAATGTTTTCCGCCACTTCTCACAATACAAATATATCACGTTGATTCCAAAACAACCGGCACATTTCCTGCCAAAAAGCGGTCACGACTCTGCCACTTATTTTATCTTTTCTAACTGACTCTCACTCTTATGTGGTTTTTACTAATGACTTACCCATATCTTATATTGTGTGTAACTGACCCCTTCGCCAAATCCCTTGATATCATTGACTTAATTAAACTTTCCCTTTTGAGTTACACAGTACAAAATTTATGAGTAACTGTATAGCTTCAAAAAGAAAAAGCAATGCTTAGATTTTAAACCTAGTCATTGCTTTATCCATTGCATCTTGGTTTACCCCTATATAACGTAATGTGACCTTCTCTGACGAGTGATTGAATATCTCCATGAGTAATGCTATGTTTTTCGTTTGCATGTACATATGGTACCCGTACGTCTTTCTCAGCGTATGTGTGCCTATTTCATCTAATCCAAACTCTGCCGCTGCTCCACTTAATATCTTATATGCCATGCTGCGCCCAATAGGACGATTCTTCCCCTGTCTACTTTGTAATAAATACTCATGATCTTCTCTTTCTTCAATAAACCATTTAAGCTCCCTTTTAAGAGATGCGGTAATTTGTATTCGTTTCTGCTTCCCTGTTTTCTTTTCCCTCATGGATATATGACTGCCTTTAACATCTCCTACCTTAAGTTTCAGAATATCTGAGATTCTAAGGCCTGTATTAATGCCCATAATAAAGAGAATGTAATTACGTAAGCTCTTTTCCTTAAAATACTCTTTAAGCTGCTGTATTTGCTCTGGATCACGTATCGGCTGAACAAAATTCATTATTCATTACCTCCAGTTTCTTCAGTCTCATAAACCTCTAACCTAAGAGCAAAAGCAAGTTTATAAAACACTCTAGCCTTAACTCGTCGATAAGTACGCTCACTCATGCCAAGTTCGTTATACACCATATAATCGCATACATATTCATCTTCTAAATAACGCTTAATAATAATGTTTCTTTGGTCCTTTCCAGCACGCCCATTGCCTAAACGACTAAGAAACTGGTCAATGCGAAATGATGTTTGCTTAATCCACTCTTCTCGTTTACTTTGCTGTATATTAGCCATTGCGACATCTTCTAATGGCTTTCCTACATCATTTGTAGGTCCGTGATATCTAATTTCATAAGAAGGAGTGACTTTCATTTCTTCACGCATCATTCCAAACTGTCTATATAAACGTACGCTTTCCAGAACACCTTCTAATTTTTTCTGCGTTGCTACTCTATCGATTTTTGGTAAGAAAGATAATTGTTTAGTCATGTAAGACCACTCCTTTATATTTTTAAATTACTTTTGTCTTAATGCTCCACGTCTGCGTTCATATCGTGGTCCACGAATCCCCATTAAATCTTCAATATCACGAGTGCTTAATTTCTCTTTTCGTTTTTTCTTCTTTTTCTTCTTTGCTTGTTTCGATTGTTTTTCCCACTCACGTAACTGATCTCTTAGCACCTTCATTTCCCCATCTCCCTTTCCAAAATAAAAAGGACACCTATTCCTAAAACAGCTGTAATTGCTGCTTTAATGAATTGGTGTCCTCTAGTTTTCTAGCCGGACTATATTTTGTTTACATTTACTTTAAAATACCAGCTTGTACAAAAATGTTTCTCCAAGCTTTATTAACTTGATACTTCTCAACATCTTTTGCACGACGAGCAATCGCTTTTCTGATTTTTCTTTTCTTCAAAGCTTTCATTCTCCTAACCTCACTTTCTATTCTTCAACGTAATATTGCCTCATCCAATACACACACAGTACTATCGCAGCTATATCCCAAAGTGAATCTAAATATTTTTGTGATAAAAATTGATTTGCAACTTCTAATCCATTCTCAATAGCTGTTATAGTGAAAAGCATTGCTGCCCATTTTTTAACTCGACCATTTTCAATTACAAGTACAATGGCTATCAAAAGTGTCGCTCCACCTAACGTGTCCGCTACATCCCACCACTTCTTCTGTATCGCTGCTATAATTGCTAATCCCACATGAAGGGCAATAAGTAACGAGAATAAATGGTTATAGATCTTGTTATTTGGTAACATATTTTTCTCTCTTTCTATTCAAAGGATTATTTTGTTTGGTTTTGATTATCTACAATCAATTCGTATTCCGTTACTACAAATTCCCAAAAGTAATTTTCAGTTGATGCGACCATTTCTTTTCCTGCTGTCTCCGCTGCGGCTTCATTTTTAAACACACCATATACTTCACTCTCGTTATTATCTTCAAGTAACTCAAGTACAAAGACCTTGTCCATTTTCTTCTTCCTCCCCTGAATAAAACTCAATATTCCGTCAATACTGTAGATGGAGGAATTTTTACATACCCATTAATTCCTCCCTTTCTTTAAGGGTTGGACAGTTAGTTTCCGCTAGCTGTCCTTTATTCATTTGAATAATTACCATAACTTTGTGCATACTATCTATAAGCTGCTTTCTTAACAGTGTTGGCAGCCCGGAATCTTTTGTCAAAACGGAGCGGTCAGCTTTTGCTAGCCGCTCTTTTATTTTTTTACAACGTTTTTTGGACAAGCACGTAAAATGTATGGCAACTCTCCTGTTTTAGATAAACCAAAGTCCCCTAATCTCGATACCGTTACCACGGTATATTCTTCCCCTTTATAGAGAACTTTTTCACCTTTTAAAATACCGTTATAACCAACTATCCTGTTGTATCCATACATTGTTACACCTTTTAATTTCTTATCAAGTTCAATCATTGCAATTGTTTTAATGCCATCATCATTCTCTTCTGCTTCACGCCACTTTATATCTTCCAATCTTTATTCCCCCTTGAATAAATCTCAAAATCTTGTCCATACTATAAGTAACACTTAATGATTGAACTTCCTTCTTAACGTTTCTTTCGCAGAGCAGTTAGCTTTTGCTAGCTGCTCTTTTATATTCCTGTAATTCCTTCTCGAGTCTTTCAATATGTTCATCCCTTACTTGAACATCATCTTTTAAAAACTCAATTTCCTCTTTAAGTTTCATCCGTTCGTTAAACAATTGGCGATATTCATGTATAGACGATTCACGACCTGCTCTAAGAAGCTCAATTTCTTTATTCCTCAGTTCAATCTGTTTTACAGCATGATCGAAATCATCTTTTAATAATTGATACTTTGTAGAGCCTTTCACCCTAGCACCTCATTTCTCTACAAAATGAAATTTTTGTTTAGTTTCACTGGTATTAGTGGCAATAATACCACTAAAGTAATATGTCAAATCTATATTCTTGTCACATTTTTGTAAAAATTTTAAATTTATTTTCGTAATCTACATAATATGACATTTTTTTCTTTTTTCTATCGATATAATCAGGTTGTCTATCAAACTTAATAGAAAAATTGATAGAAACACACTAATAGAATGGAGATGTTTTTATGTTTAAAAAGTTAGCTATTGGAACATTTACAATGGGTATTATGTTCTCTGGTGTTACCGGTGTATCAGCGGCACAAATAAATGATGTACCGTCGAAAGCTTCTGCTAGCTCATGTAAAAATGTAAAGCATAAATTTTCCGAGTTATTTGATTCCAAACCTCCCCAAAAATATACAAAGAACGGGGTTAAAGGAACTCTGGTTTGCACTGAAGAAAGTATAGTTGGTTATATTGGCTATTATAATTAATAAGTAATCTAACCATAAAAGTTAGATTATTTGAATCCCTCACCACTTTTATAATTGGCGAGGGATTTTCATTTGAAATACACCTACATATCCTTCTCTTCCCATTTAAATAGCGTTTTTGTATAAATTTATTTCAAAGCACGAAACTCTTCTGCAACCCGTTCGCATAAATAAGAAATCTCGTTCGGATCAGATACCGTCATCACAAGTAAATCATCATAATCCTTATAATCTTCCATTAATGGAAGCAAGCGCTCTCTACACAATGCCTATTGCTCTAAAAGTTCATCCTTTTCTTCTTTTAACTTTTTGGCTTTTCTTTTGAGTTGCTCGTGTTCATACTGAGAACAGCGCATAACACCTTCTAATTTATCTTTCATTTATAACTCTCCCTTTTCTCTAAAATAACGATTTTGTTAAAATTTGATTCACTCTTTATTTTCAACTTCCATATACTTATACGGACTATAAAAAAAAATACACAATATAGCTCTTGGTCAAAGAGCGCCATAAGCCCTAATGGTGCTCTTTTCTATTCAAATTAAGAATTTGTTCACTTTATTGATACATTTATGAAACAATCATATGTTATCTTCAATATATTCTTTTCTCTTTATAATACCGTGTGAGATATACTCAGACTTGAAGCCCTAGACCCCCTAACTCTAGGGCTTCTCTCTATTCAAATAACGAGTTTGTTTGTTTATTTATCTTCACATTCACAATCATGCAAATCTCCACCACATTCATTACAAACACAATCACAAAACGCTATTTCTTTATCACACTGATTACAATATTCGATTGATGAGTATGCCATTTTATTCCCTCCATATCCTTTATCACTAAATGCAAATATCGAGTTGCAACTTTAATTAACTTAGTGCTATAATTCGAGAGATCAATAGTTACATTCACTGATCAACCTCATGTAATTTTAATAAAAGTTCTCAAGATTCAGCCCCTAGCAGCGCACCGTTAGGGGCTGAACTCTTTTAAATAAAGACTTTATATAAATTTTTTCACCTTTTAATCAGACAAGCATATATTATTGTGTAGGGCACTCCAGTCCATACGTTCAAACCTTTTAGTCTAGAAGCACACTTATATGTGTGCTCTTTTTTTATTTAATTCCCATTCATCTTTTTGATTTCTTCGAATACATTAATATCACAAGAAATTCTACATGGTGCTCTGGTCAAGTTACCTTGAATTTCTTACACACCTTAGGGGAAGAATCCATTCATAAAAAATGGGTTCTTTTATTTTTTTCCTCACACAATAAAAATTTTGTTTCAAATGTATTCACTCTTTATTTTCAGCTTCCATATACTTATACGGACTATAAAAAATACAAAATATAGTTCTTGGTCCAAGAGCACCGTTAGGGCAAATGGTGCTCTTTTCGATTCAAATAATGCTTTTGTATATAATTATTTAGTTATTTTTCTAATCACAAATTCATAATTATTATGGAGGAACTTAAACAATCTGCTTAAGTTTCCTTATAACACTCCTGCAAATTGAAGTTGGGCACTATTTTAATGGTGCTCTTTTTTAATAAAATTCAAATTTGGTCTTACTTTACACCTACACGTGCTTAACTTGCTTCTCGACTAAATTCCCCATAAAATTCTCATTTATTGTAATTTTCTTGATATAATCCCCCATAGAGGGGAGGTGTAATTAATGAAAATAACTAAGCTTTCAGAAAAACTACTAAAATACATGGTAACTGAGTATAAAAACCATGGGACAGATATGTTCTCTTTTGAAACATTTAAAGAGTTGTGCCAAAATGAGACTGATGATTTTATTTCGAAAGCACTCTATCGTTTGCGAGATGAAGATTTAGTCTCTGTGTATGCAGCAGACAATGTCGCCTATAACACTGTCTTACTTCCACAAGGGATTGCATATTGTGAAGAAAATAATTTTTTAAAAACCGGATACAAAATTGCAAAAGAAGCAAGATCATGGCTACCTTAATCAACAATAATCCAATCATCTGCAATTAAATCATCTGCGCAGGGATTCCACGCCCTGCGCGGTTTAAATTCATTGGGATTAATTGGGTAGCTCCCACACAACTCATACGTATTTGTTGGCTTAATCTTGACCTTAAAGGTCTTTATAAAGTGTAATCGTGAAATAAATTTACTTTGTTCCATCGCTAACTTAGTAGCTTCTTGTATATTCATTATTTTCCCACCTCGTTTTCTGTTATTTGATAGAAATCTGCTGAATTTTTCATATTTTCATATCTCCTTTTTATACAAATTTAATTTTGTCTTACTTTACATCTACACGTGCTTGACTTGCTTCTCGACTAAATCCATCCGGATATCTTTTTGCTAGTTTTGCAATATTCATTTCAGCAATATCTTGTAACGTATATCCCAGTTCGTGCGCCATAATCGATACATAATACATAATGTCTCCAAGTTCTAAGGCTAATTTATAAGTGTTTCCGTCCTCTTCTCCCGGACAATGCGATGGTTGGAAGCCATGTCCGTGATAAATTGCTTTTTTAACAATATCAGCCACTTCACCAGCTTCTCCTGTAAGTCCTAAAGCCGCATTAGAAACACGTCCTCCAAAATCAGTTTTGTTATTCCAAGTGCGTAAAGTTGCTTCTTGATAATCGTTTAATTCGCCAATTGATAAAATGCTTGCAATCTGTAAAACAGTAGCTTCTTTTATAACCTGTTCACCTTTTCTTGCTTCACTAATTAATTTAGTTGCTTCCAATACACCGTTTTCCATAACGTTCATTTTGTTTTCCCCTTCCTATTTAGCAAATTCCTAATCCTGTCGGACGATTTTTAATTAAATACTTATCAGCCTGATCTATTACAAGGAGCGCAACTTCCGCTTGGTGTCTCCTTAGTGCTTCTGCCATCTCTGGTAAACTCATACCTTGATTCCACATTTCACGAAAACGAATTACATCTCTTTCATCCCAACTGAAGTTAGCTTCTTCTAAAGCGATGTAAATTTTCAATCTCGATTCCTTCATCGCCTCATGATTTCTTGCTACACTCATAAGCGAACCTACTTTCTAAAAATGATTATTTTATCTTTTCAGTAAACTTAGTATCCACACGGTCGACTTTACCGTTTACCCAAACCGCAACTTGCTCACCAAATCCGCTCATTGGTGGATTTACTGCTGTTACATTTCCGTCCTTCACTATTAAAAGCTTGTTGCTGCTAACATCAATTTCTATTTTTTTCATATGTCCATCTCCCTTTTTACTACCTCATGTACTCTACAACATCAGGTTTAAAACCACTTCCTAAATAAATCCGTACCGGGATAATTTCTTTTTTATCCCTTGCTGCCTTACATAACTCTTCCGCTGTATCCCAACTAAAAAACTTATCTACAGCGCGTTGGAATCTCCAAATTGCCATTACATATTGTTCAAAGATGTCATAGCGATCATCTTGTTTAGTTGTGCGTGGTAACTCATCCGTACCCTTTGCATTTCTTGGAACCTGGACACGTACATCTGTATATGTAACGCGTCCATTTCCTTTTTTTACATTGGCTTTCATTACATCGAACTCACAAATCGCTGGCTCTACATCGAAAATATTCAATTGTTTAGGCATGTACCTTCACACTCTTTTCAAGAATGTCCAGTAATTCAGTTGCTCCTTCTTTACTTAGAAACATTCTTCCATCTAGCAATTCCATGTTTGATTCAGAAACTTCACCTGTTACAAAACATGACTTTTCATGTTTTCTTAAAACGATGTTTTCCCCGTCAACATGAAAGTCTAATGCCGTTCCTTCAGCAATCCCTAAAGTTCTGCGTAACTCTACCGGAATTACTACACGCCCTAGCTCATCTACATTTCTTGCAACACCTGTATTTTTCATATCTTTCTCCCCCTGTTAACTAACTTTTTGTTGTTTGTTACGACGTAACTCTTGTTTCATGGATTCGAATTTTATTAACCATGCTCGCCAACGCTTATCATTTTCTGCTTGCTGTTGCTTTGCTATTTCACAATTACAACCGTTCGTTTCAATTACACCTGGATAAGTTTCTTTAAGAATAATTCCTGTATCATGACATAATACACACATGCTTATTCCTCCTTTTTGAAGTTTCGTAAACTGTAATTTTCACCATACATTTTCAGCACTTGAGTATCTTCCATAATCCGACTAAACTCACGTTCTCCATACATTCCAGCTAACTCCATAACTCCAAAGTTTGTTGTGAATAAGTTCGTTCTGCCTAATCTGCGTTCTAGAATGTCCTTTGTTTTCGTTTTCTTCCAAGTAACTCCCTCGGCATCCTTTTCCGTGAACTCGGCTCCAAAGTCATCTAATACAAGTACATCCACATTTGCGAGGATAGACATTAGCTTGTCCTCAGTTAATTCGCTATTTTTATTCCACGTAGATGTAATTTTTGTAAAGAGTGCGTTCATTTCTATAAACATTGCGCTATAGCCTTTTCTCATAATTTCTTTTGTAGCTGCTACACATAAATGACTCTTCCCAACTCTGTAATTACCTGTAATCACAATGCTTTCTGACTTGTTAGGCTCAAAGTTTCTAGCAAAATCCATCATTACTTCTTTAGCCTTTGCTAATTCCTTTGTAGGTGGTTCATAGCTATCAAATGTCGCCTTTTTCAATTTAGGATTAATAAGGCTGTTATCTGAAAACGAATCGTATAAATGAATAATTTCGTTTTTCTTCTTAATAGCCAATGTTTCTTTTGCAAGTTGTTGGTCTTCTTGCTCTACCGATCTACATTGCGGACAAAATTCTTCATTTGTTTTTGTATCTATAAGTAAACGTTTATTACAAACATCTTTAATTTTGTCTTTTCCGACCAAGAAAACATTTGTACATCTATTAGGAGACAACATATAACTTTGAGCAAATTTACTCAAAATCGTATTTTTCGATGAAGCTACTGTTTTTCCTAACGCTTGCATTGTTTTTCTCTCCTTTTTTACCTTTGTTTTTAAACTCTATTTCTGCTGCATTCACGTCAGCTAAAGTACGAATGTTTTTGTTGACCCACTGTTTTAAAATACCCTCAGCATAATTCCATTTCTTCTGCTGCTTCAAAGCACGTTCCATAGCTGCTTGTACAAGTTCTTCGCTTGTATCGTTTACCCATTGAGCAATACTTTCGGCTATGAATGAATTTAAAATACCGAAATTATTTTCGTAGAAAGAGAAGATGCTACTACTACTTTGTATATTAGTACTTAGTTCTTTAGTATTTAGTTCTTTAGTATTTAGTAGCTCGGGATTTTCCACCGGTGGTTTTTCCACTGGTGGCTTTACCTCTGGTGGAATTTCCACTGGTGGCTTTTCCGCCACTGGGTCATTTTGTGGAACTTCATATATGATTGTTTCCCACTTAATAATTTTGTTGTTATCATCTCTCACTGGAAATCTTTTAAGATACCCATATTCCTTTAGTTCTTTCATTCCAGCTCTTAAACTATCTAGCCCATCCTTTGCATGCCTAGATAATTCTTCTCTATAAAAAACCCAATCATCAGGAAGTGTAAGAATATACGCTAAAATCCCTTTTGCTTTCCAACTTAATCTTTTATCTTTAAGACCTGTATTATTTATTGTCGTGTAGTTCTTATCTTTATTAACTCGAAAAGTAGCCATTCATTTACCTCCTCGTACAAACTGCCACATATGCTTGTCCACTTTGGATAATGCGTTGTATTTCATAATGTGGATACCCAACCTTAAAGTACCTTTCAATCATTCGTTTTAATTCATCTTTGCTTTTTGCTAAGTCCCAAAATCTATTAGGTAATAGCACTTGATATTCAATTAAATCCATGTACTATTTCCCTACTTTCCGTGATATACTTATAACAACTTATTTTTACTAAAGGACCCATTGCCGTGGGTCTTTTTATTTTGTTTTACGTCACTCCAAGCCCATCTTTTTATCGGTTCATAAGTGATGTATCCTAATCCAATACTACATGCGATAAACATTGCGAATGCTACTAATGATGTTGTATCTTCCACCAGATCACCTCCTTATCTTTCAGATAGCCATTGCAAAAGAAACTCTTTAGCTTTTTGAGATGGAAAGTACCATTTTGAACCAACTTTAAATTTTGGGAACCTCGGATCAAAGAAAAACTCTTTTTGAATTGTGTTCCAACTCATACATGTTCTTCTTTTCAATTCATTTGTGTCCCAAAATACTAACTCCGCATCGACAGTCCTTACTTTTTCTTCGACTTTTTCTAAGTAAATTTTTCTAACTTCTTTTTCATCAACTTGCACACTAATCATTTTTTGAATCTCCTTTTCTATAAAGTATCTATTAAGAAATGAAATCATCTAATGCACCAGGTCTTTCTGGTGGATACCATCCTGCGATAAATCGCATAGCATTTTGATAATATTTCCTTGGGATTTTATCGTATTTGGCTACACCAAAATGTCTTTTCAGTGCGCCATATATTCCCTGATACGATGCATTGACATAACCTTCTTTTTTAAGTTCAAAAACACGTTGTTTTACCTTACGCTGCACAGCTCCTTTATGTTGCTCGGTAAGCCATAGTTCGTTATCTACTAAAAGTTTCATTTTGCTCATTTCTTCTTCTGTGTGATCTTGTCGTGATTTTATTTGTTTGAGTTCAGTCATACTATAGATAATTGCATCTTCAACACTTTTAGGTTGTTGCTGTAACTTTTGGATGTACTCTTTCATTCTCTTAAATTCTTGTAAGAACTTAATTTTCATTTTCATTGCTTCTGGTGTTATGTAACTCATTGCAACAATTGCGAATGCATCTTCTGTAAGATTAAATTTTGGATACCATTGTTTATTTTGATAATGCTGGTATTGGGTATGCTCAAAGTTGAGCTGCCCCCATTCCATTTCATTTGCTTCAGCCAATTTTTCTAACTGGACCTCAACATCTCGAATTACATTTTTATGTTCTTTCCCAAACATTTGAGCCATTGTTAAACTGTCTGTAACAACTTGGCTTCCTTCCATAAAAACAAACTCACTTACTGGATGGTGCAAAACTTGTAATTGTTTCATTATTCTTCTCCTCTCTCTAGTGGTTAAATTAAAGTTAACTTTTGATTAAAAAAATAAGGTAACTATTGGTTATCCTACTAATAAATCATCAACTTTTATTTCATATAACTTTGCTAACATCCCTAATTTAGATACACTTGGTTGCCTGTCTCCAGATTCTAGCAGCGAATATGCACCTTTGTGTGTATAACCTAGGTATTTCGCTACAAAATGTTGACTATAACCATGTTGTTCCCTTAAGGATTTCACCTTCTCTGTATTAAGTTTTATCATGTCATCACCTTTTGTTTAATTCGTTAATTTGAGTATACACAAAGGTTAACTTAAAGTAAACCACTAAATATTAAAAAATTTAAAGGTTGTCTTAGAGTTAACTTTTCTGTTACATTTTATATAGAATATTACTGTAGTACTATTACAGTAAAACACAATATCGGAGTATCTACGTTGCTGTAGAAGGGGAGAATTTTATATGAATCATGAACTAATTAGTCGGAGGGTAAAAGAAATTAGGACTGAAATATTAAAGATGAGTCAAAGAGAATTTTCTGAGGCATTAGGGGTTAGCAAACCTCTTATATCTATGTGGGAAAATATTAATAATGAAAAAGGCCCCTCTAAGGAGATGGCGATTAAAATAGCAAGATTGGCAAATATATCCGTAGCTTACGTACTGGGAGAATCCGATGAAAAGAACTCTATTACGAGTGTTCAAGATGAATTCGAAGAACTAATAACTCAATTTAGAGAAAAAGATCCCGAAAAACAAAAAGAAATCATGAAATTATTTAAAGACTTAATGAAAATAACAGGCGATTAATAGCTTTAACAGCTACTGATCGCCTGTTTTATTTTTAATATTATTTTAATGGATTTTTCATCACCTTCGTGCGCTGCTTTCATTACATCCAATAATTGTGATTCAAATTCCACAACTTCTTTTAATGTTACGTTCTCTAATTTCTCTTTTCTCATCCCTAAGCCCCCAGTATTCTTATATAATTTGTGAATGTTTCACAAACTATAACTATTTTTCAAATTCGAAATTTAGTTAAGAGTCCTATAAACGACGAATGCGATTGCCTCTTTATGAGACAATCGCATTCAATCTATTTGTATAACCTTGAAACTTTTGAGTTAACCCATGCCTGTTCCAGGGTCCATTTTAAGCATAATTTGAGTTTGAGCTTCCTTAGCTACTTGTTTAGGTTGCTCTTTTTGATCTTTAGTAGGAGTTACATATAATGCTCCAGCCAAAGCCAAAATTGTTACTAAAGATAATACTTTTTTCATTTAACATCACCCTTATATATTATACCATTTTTATTAATATCTACCAATATCTTTCTAGGTAAATAACTATAAAATTTACATCCTTGTGAATAAAATAATTCAATTGATTTTTTCAACAATTTTTCATCTTCTAAAGCCATTCCTAAATAACATAACTTCATTGGAGAAAGACTACCATTCTCTTTTTCGTAATTTCTTAATATAGTAACCGCCTGTTCCTTCTCTCCCTTTACTATATACCATAGTGCTTCTTCACCTACGTCAAAAATTTGCAAATCATGCATATCTTTTTGATGGATCATTCTAAGATAAGACCTCATATTTAAAAATTCTTTTTTTCGATTGTCAGCCTTCTCAAAATACAGTTGATCTAGCATTTCAATCCCTTTATTTAAGTACCACAAGGATTGTTCGTAATTTTCAACATACGATTCTCCTAAATATCCTAGTGCGGAAACCTTAAGTAATCGTAAATAACCACACTCGTCATTAGCGTTTAAAATACTGTGACATAAATCTCTGGCCTTCTCTATTTGATTATCCATTAATAATGCATAAGCTAACCATTCTTTGATACGATTGCTATATAAATCTTTTATAAATTGATTAGAAACTTCTTCAATTTTTGCTTGCAATGTTTCTGTGTACCCGTTCAAAAAATTAAAATCTCTACAATCATACATTGAATATAAAGTCAAAATATCATACATTATTTTAGTTTCTTTATTTTTAAGTACTTTACTCTTTTTTCTGTTTTCGGTTTCCTCTAAGAATTCATCTGTCTTCAAGATTTTCTTAGCTCTTAACCATACAAGTTCATATACATGTGCCCATTCATAGGTTTTAGTATTATTAGATTCGAACCCTCTTTGAATAGCTATTCTAAGTAATTCTAAATCACCTAAGGCATTTCCATACTCCATTGCTATTCTTATATTTTTTTTACTAGTTGTCTTTTTACAAAACTCATGAATCATATATTTTATTTCTAACGAATCTTCATATAAGTCCTCAACTAACTTCACCATATTCAAAAAATCTAATTCACTCTTTCCAGATAAATTCTTTGAGAATGCAGGTCCACTAATTCCTAATGACTTAGCTATTTTTTCTCTACTTTTCTTTTGAAAATCAATTTTATCAATAATTTTAGCTAACCAATATTTCAT